TCTAGGAATGTCTAATTTTTTGGATCATAGACGATCTTGCATATATTTGTAAAAAAAAGGGTTATGAATGCATCACAGGACTATCGGGACAATATGTTTGGGGCCAGCTACGCTAGTCAATTCTTGAAGAAGAAGAAGAAGGATGACGAGGTGACTTGTGGGCGTGATGACGCTAAGCCTTGTGGTGAGGGGCGTGGTGAGGTTCGTGCCGGTGGGGATGTTGAAGAGGGCAAGAAGTCTTCTGGCACTGGTGGTGAGAAGAACAAGGTTTTGGACCCTAAGGAAGCGGCTAAGCGCAAGAAGAAAATGGAGGAGGACCGTAAAAATGCGCCGGCGATGAAGAACTTGACTAAGAACCAACAGAAGGCTCTAGAGGAAACACGTCCTTCAAGGGTTGATGTGTATGATCAAAATAAAAAGAAGTAATATGAAAACATCAAATGGCGGACGCGCTGGTCGCGTTGAGAAACGTGCGGTAAAGACGATGGGTCGTGCGCAGAAGAGCTGGAACAAGGCTGAGGCTATTCGCAAGACGACTCCTAGTTCGAATAAGGCGTCTAACTTTGCCCAGGATGAGTTTGGCCGTACTGCCGAGCAGAAGGCGGAGCGTTTGTACTCCCGTGCTGCTCGTCAGGAGACGAAGGCTAAGGGTCAGATGGCCAAGGCTGAGTATTTGAAACAGACCGCTAAGAAGAAGAAGTAATGGCGAAGGCAATGGGAAACGGGACCAAGACGGTCTTTGGCAAGCGAAGAGACGGCAAAGCGTGTAAGCGCAAGTCACCTATGGATAAGAATGTTAAACCATCAAGAGGACAAGGATGAAAGCAAAAGCAGGACTATACGCAAACATCAACGCCAAGAAGAAGCGAATAGCTGAGGGATCAGGCGAGAAGATGAGGAAGCCGGGTACGCCTGGCGCTCCTAAGTTGAAGGACTTTATCAAGTCTAAGTTAACCGCTAAAAAGAAGAAATAATGGCAAAGTCACCAGCATGGCAACGTAAGGCGGGTAAGAACCCAGAAGGAGGTTTGAACGCCAAGGGGCGAGCCTCGTATAAGCGTGAGACGGGCGGAACATTGAAGCCACCGGTATCTGCTAGTCAGGCCAAGAAATCTCCCAAGTCTGCTGCTCGGAGAAAGTCATTCTGTGCAAGGATGGGTGGCATGCCGGGTCCTATGAAGAAACCAAATGGCAAACCCACCCGGAAGGCGTTAGCTCTTCGCAAGTGGGATTGTTAAGGATGCACGGGTTGTGTAGTGGCAACCGTTGTGTTACGATTAAAGCCGGGGTGATAGCCGGCTTTTTTTATAGCTCATAGCTATCCTCGCACCAGATGGGCGTCTTCTCACCCACGTATGCGCCAGCCACATTGTACTGGAAGTGTTCTACTGCGTCCATTGGGTCCATTTCCTCCACCTCAATCAAGATTTCTAGGCACTTCTTGCATGAGTAAATAAGGCGGGAAGACCCGTAGTCCACGCCAATTACAGCGTCGTCAAACCCATCAGCGATAAGAAACTCATCATCCGGATAAAGGTCGAGTAGTAGTTCTAGATAGTTCTTGTATTCTTTTGGCTCGATCATAGTGTGTATAGTATTAATATTATTACTGCGTAGATGAGGAGTAGAACCAAGTATGGCACAAGGCGCTCGAACTCCTGACTGTTGAAGAAGTTATATTTCCGTTTCATTTCTCCAGAGTTCTTTAGCGTAAGTAAGAAGATCTTCGAAGTTGTCGGATACAAAATCCCCCTTGACCAAATCTCCCCAAGCCTTCTTTTCCTTGGGCGTTTCAAGCCAATACGTGACGTCTTTATCGTCCGAGTCATAGTGCCATGATACGACACGAGCCTTGTATATTGCTAGGTGATCGGTGGGACATCCGTTGTCGTGCCACATGGATATGGCGTACACCTCGGAACCCGGTTCAAAGGCGAAAATTGTGTAGGTTGTTCTTTTACTCATTTCGTTTATTTCGTTTATTGCTTGTAACAAATCTGGTAAAAATTTGTTACAGTTTGCGGTTGGGTGAGGACTCGAACCTCTCTAGGCAACCCTGTTACGGGATTCGGCAACCAATGCCTCATTACGCACACCCAACCTTTGTAGTCAGGACAGGACTCGAACCTGTATTGTTGAATTACCCAGCTTCAACTGCCTAAGTATAGCGTCTACCATTCCGCCACCTGACTAATCACATCTTCATAATCTTCTTGAGATACAGCGCAAGATCAAGCGCCTCTTCATAGGCGTGTTGGAGCCACTCCCTCGGCTCAAGGTCTGTCCGGTCCATGGTCTTCTTGTACTCAGAAAACCCCTTCTTCTCACGCATAATCATATCCATGACCACCTCGTTGAGCAGGTCTGATGCGTGTTTTATCGGCTTATTGTCGGTTGTATGTCCCATCTGTATTTATACCAATCTCGTTCAGTTCCCATCATTTTATCCAGCTTCCAGCAGTCGTTAAGTGCTTTGGATTTGGCTAGTTCTGGACTCTTAGCCTTTGCTTTGGCGTTGTGAACCAGCGTATCGCCGTCCCAAACCGTTATTACGTAATTATTCATGTATCTCGTAGGTTGAATTTTTCCATACACGGACCTGATTACTTGTAAAGTGCTTGATTTCACCTCCATTTAAAAGAACAACCGTTATTTCATCGTTCTCTAGCATCCCACCGGGTGTTATGTAGAGTATGTAGCCGTCACCCAGGGGTGTTGTCACTGGTATGGGGCGCGGAGGAAAGGTCATTTCTGCACTTTCTTAGCAGATCGCTTATTTCTTGGTCTCTCATGCTCCTTAGTTTCGGCAGGTTTTTCGCTATTATGTCCATCAACACCTGCTTCTCCTGTGGGCTGGCTGTCTGTATCTGATCCATTAGATACAACGTCAATCCCCGCTTGGTTCTTTTCATCAATTTGTCGTTTTATGTCGTTTATACCAATATTTACTAGTGCCCAATACTCCACCGGAAGGGTAGCAAGGTTCTGTAGCGTTATTTCCATTGATTCTACGGCACTTACATACGCTTCCCCACCTTCTACATTGCCAAGCACTCCAAATACGGGCATAAGCTCGCGTTCTAGCTTAGAAATAAGGTTTTTGGAGAACATCTTCAGGTCATGCTTGAAGAAATTCATATCTACGCATTCATCGTGACACTGGGCATAGATTTGTTGTGAGGCCAGTGCGGTCACAATCAGGCGTTTTTTTCTTTCGAGATCGTTCATTTCGTTTAATTATGTGGCGAATTTACAACACAAGCGTAGTTAGTGCAAGTTATTTAACATTTTTTGAATATACTACCGCACTTAATGCACATCCACCAGTCTGGCCGAGGAGCAAACAGTGTAGTTTTCTTGCACACAGAGCAGTTATCGTACTTGTGAAACCGGGGTGGTCCGGATTCGACCGGCATGGGTACTGGTTCTTGTCCATTTAATCCCATTAGTTGGCGCTAAACATGAAACTTACGTCGCTCATGATCATATCATCCACATCTTCCATAGAAAGACCCACGATAAAGTCATCCCCACCCGAACTTACCATGCAAAGATTCTTAAAATTCTGGTACGGTCGAATATTGTCTATCTTGTAGAATATTGCAGGCTCACACTCGAACCTGTCCGGAGTAGCTCCAACCAGATCTGCGATCCTCTTCTCATCGGTGTCAACCACCACGGGGAGTATGATTCTCAGCATATTAGTCCAAATTTACTCGTCTGTAACCAAGCGCCCAAAGGAAGTCTGAGATTTTTATCCCATATTCTTCAACATACGATTCATCCCAATGCTTGAACTCGTGGTGAAGATATTCGTGGATAATGACCTCAAGATGCTCTTTGGCCGGGAGCCTTGGATCAATTTCGATCAATCCGTCCTCATGGTAAAGGCCGCGAGCCTTTTCCCTTCCCAATTTGCGATATTTGATCTTTGGGTTCTCCATTGCACATCCCGTTATGCAAAATACAGAAAAAAACGCACTTGTTCCGTAACAAAAACACGCACAAAAATGTTACGAGAGTTATTTTATTTTACCCTCTACAATTCGGTAGTTTGTAACCTCAAACTCCTCATTATCAAACACTTTGACGTGTGCAAAACCATGGGTAAACTTGTTGATTGGCATATAATCCGGATGCAACTCACAAAGGCAGGCTACCGACCAGCAGGTGGTCACGCGACCATTGATATTTGGCTCGGTATGCTCCGAAGTTTGGTGGTGGTGTCCGCAGATTGCGTTATCCTTGGCTCGGAGGTAGAGACCACGGGCGATGTTTACCGGGCTGAACATACTTGATCCAAACTCGTGTCCGTGAAGCGCTACCAGCTTACCCATTTTAACAAGCTGCTTGTCTGGGATGAAGGTGATGTTCAGTTTGTCCAAATGCAGGATGGATTGCAGGGAAAACTCCTCAATACCCACAAGGTCTGAGGCGTTATTTATGAGGTAGTGGTCCCATCGGATGTCGTGGTTTCCTGCTTTGAAGTATATGGCCTGTGTAGGAAAGAGTCTACGTAGTGTGTAGAGGAAGTCTCTCGCCATGTACACTTCCGCCGCGAGGTCCCTCTTGCGAGGATCTTTTTGAAAACGGCTAATGGCATAGAAATCAACGAGGTCCCCGTTGATGTAGATGGTGTTGACTTCGTTTTCAAGTCCGTACTTGAGCGCCGCTGTGAGCGCAGGAATGTTGTGGTATGGTACGTGAATGTCGGTAAGAAAAAGGATATCATTGTGATTAACTGGAAATTTATATGGGCTGTATTGGTTCTCCCTTGAGTCTGGTAGACCTAGGGGATTACTTTCGGGCATCAGCTCATTAATGATATCCTCGAATGCGTTTACTATTGTCTGCGGTTTGATCCGGGCTTTCTTTGCCGGTTCTTTGTGTGAGTTCTTTTTCTTCCAAGCCAGAAAACCTCGTTTGAAAGAATCCAAGGCGGCGCCTGTCTCGATGCTCTCCCACTCCTCTTCAATCTTCTTGTTTTGGGTTAGATCTCGCGTGTCGTTTAAGATGTTGCGATAGCTTTGTACGTTATTTCTCATTTAGTTGATATATTGCAAATATAATCACCATCACCGGAAAAAAAACCGCCCCTAATCAGGAGCGGTTCATACAAACGAAATGAATAAAACAAACTGAACTTGCGCTATGAAACGCAACTCAGCAAATGTATCCACAAACCTTTTTAGATGGTTCATTTTCTTTTGATTACGATGACTTTTTGCTTTTTATTTTCAGTCCGTTGCTTCTTCCAGATCATGTACTTTACAGGAAGGATTGCTCCAACGGTTAAAAAGCATCCTATCGCGCTGGCGTAACTCCCCTGAATCAACGATATTACAAGGGCAATTACAAAGGCAATCAAAAAAGAGGTAAGTGTAATGTTGGGAAGTTCCAACATGTATCCAATAAATGACTTTTTTAGTTCCAAAATATAAATTGTGTTTGGGTTTTGCCTCCGTATTTCATAATCAGTAAAGTTACGGGGACACAAATATAAGCATATCTTTCACCACCTTCCTCGTTCCAAGCAAACCTTTCATAGGTAAGAGCTTCGATGATTTTCATTTATCTTTGCTGAAATTGATAGCCATGAGAAACAAACTCGCCGGTCGATCCTTGGGGAAGTCTAGGTCTGCTAAGTATTACGCAAGCAACCCAGAAGCAAAAGAAAAAAAAGCTGATTACGACAAAAAGTACCATTCTACTGAAAAGAGAAAGACCTATCGCGCATCCCTTAACCGCGCCAACCGCAAGGCTGGGACCTACGGTAATGGCGACGGAAAGGATATGTCTCACACTAAATCCGGTAAGATGGTTAAGGAAAAGCAGTCGTCTAATCGGGCTAGGAATGGGCATAACGGGAAGTCTTCTAAGAAATAAGTCCGTAGTTTAACTTGTCGTATTGATCAAGGTCGATCAACTTACCATCGAATTTACCACGGTAAGTGCAATCAACAACCTCACAGTCTGCACTGCTTCCCCAGGCTAAAGCCATTGCGCGGATATGTTTTTTAACAGCGTCAGCGGTATTGAGTATTTCTGAGGTCTGCAAGATCTCGTTGTTCTCCCCAATCGTTCTCACTCGGTAGGCGTTGATTTTTTTACCGTCAATTGTTCGCTTTGCGTCTTTGATTTCAATTCTGCCCATTTTCTATTTTATTTAGTTCATTAAAGTGACCACCGATCCAAAGGTACATATCATTTCCGGTCAGCTCATACAATCTTACGTTGATTAAACGCATTAGGGACTGATCACGGGCATATCTTCTCTTTGGCTTACGAACACCCATCTTAGGGTATTCCATGTCATCAGTGAGGAGCTTACGCCTCAAATTCCGCAGGTGCTGTAACTCGGTCAGTGTCGGCGGCGTAGGAGGCAAGTATATCGGGATTCCGTTCATCGAAAAATTCTAATAAAAGTTCTTGTTGTTCTGGTTCTAGGTCAGCTATGAAGTGACGTATCTTATTTCTGCGGACAGCATTAAACGCGTAGTCTCCTTTCATCACCTTCATGGCGTGACAGACTGTAGCGTGATCCTTGTTAATTGTTCTGGCTACTTCGGCAAGAGTCTTGGTTGAACAAACCTTTACGGCTGTCATGTACATCTGTCTTGCCAGCACAACCTCCATAACCCTGTTGTTGCTTTTGATGTCGGATGGAGACACCTTGAAGTGCTTGCTAATCTTTGACATCAAATCGTTGTCCTGCGGATTATCTATTTTGTGAAGGTACTCATATACCATTGTGAACTCAGCTCTTCTTGCTGGAGCCACCATGTTTACTAGGTCTTTGTATGTATATCTCATGTTCGTTTGTTTAAAAGCCGTGGCGAGTTAGCTTGCATTAATCCCCCGCCACGGCCTTAGTTAAAATTAGAATGGTAATCCGCTGTCGTCCGGATCCTCAACTACCTGTGGGGCGTGTGAATCTAGTTTTTTTACGGCTCCCACCAATTTAACTTGTGGTAGGAATATGTCGTTAAGGTGTTTCTCAAAGAACTCTTGGCGCTCTGAGTCATCCCATACAACCTGTCCCTTTACTTTGATCTGTTTCATTTCAGGCATATTACCTGGGTTGTCCTTGGTCCAACCCCACTTGATATCTTCTTGCCCATGGCGGAGGTACAACATTGTACGGGTCTTGCCATCAATCTCCTTTGACCACGGGGTAAGAGTAATCTCCTTACCGGCATCTATGTTAGGCATTGACAAAAAGAATCCAGACGAGTAGCGTGAACTCCAAGGCATTTGGATTTGGTACTCGTTGTCCCCATCCTTCAGAACAACACAGAGCTGGTCGCCGTACCCTTGTTCGGATACGCGCTTGAAAACGTCTGTGATGTAGCCCGAAAGAGACGAATAACGCTCCTCGAACCAAACCTTGGTTCCGTCTTTACTGTTACACTTAATTGATCCGGCTGTGCCTTCTGCGACACGCTTGGCAATCTTACCGCCAGAAATACTGAGGTAAGTACGGTTTGATGAACCACCTTGATTTAATCCCATAGATTTTTTGATTAATTAATTGGTTATATCTGCAAATGTAGCATATGTGTTTCTTTTATGCAAATAAAAAATGCTAAATTATTCCCAAGCCTCCTTATACCCGTTCGGGTGCTGAATGTCTTCATTCCATTCCTTGGCCTCCTTAGAGTCGGTCCAGTTCCTGTTTGGTCGGATGACTGATGGCTTCGGTTCCTCAATGGCTGCCTGCACATACCTGCCGTCAATGGCTTGTTGCAGGTAGTCAACCCCATCAAACGTAAACCTGCGAGTGTTTCTCTGTAGTTGAAACTCAAAGAAGCCCTTTATACCCACGATCTTTTGTCGGCGGATCTTCTTACTGTGGAATTCACAGATAGGGCTTTCTGGGGCAGTCTGAGCAAACGGACGGTGGTAGATTAGGATGTTGTCGGCTTTGTTGTTCCACATCGCACCATCTGCAAGGTCGAACACTTCCGGGCATGGATAATTCCCATCTTCCCCCTTCCTCATCTTGTGCGGGTGAACCACGATGTCAAAGTACACGTTGTTCTTTCGGGCAAACCTTGTACAGTCGGACAGGAATGTCTCCAGGTACTTATCGCTTCGTCCTCCTCCCTTCGTGTAATCATTTGCCATCTGGTTGAATGGGTCGATCACCACTCGTTCTACTCCGTGTTTTACGATGAGGGTAAGGAATACCTCCTTAACGTATTCGGGAGTAGGGCTTACACTCTTGGGATAGACCATGAAGATGTGTTCGCCAATCATCTTGTACACCTTCATGTACAGTTCGTATGGAGGGCGGTTAGGATTGTTTGGAGTACAATCCTTCCCGAAGTAGATCTCCACAAGGTCATGGTAGAACTGCTCGGCCGGTAATTCTTCTGGTGTAAAGATGGCGACCTTCTCACCAAACCTAACGATGCGGAACACCATCTCCCACTTCATGAACGATGACTTACCATAGTTTCCAATTCCGGAAACAATTGTTAAATCGCCCTTGACCCTTTTGAAGTGCTTGTCGAGTTGTGGAACCCCAAGTGGTTGAGCGGCCCTGTATCCGTGGAGGTAAATGTCGGAAGCCTGTTCCATCACTTCCTCCGCATAAATCACGTCATTCGCCGCAATATTCTCCGCATCTTCTGCGGTGATTACGATGTCAACCTCCACTCGGTTACTCTTTGTAACCAACTGATCCTTAGTAAACTCAGCGGTGTTCCACTGGTTCATATTGGCCCTATACGCGCTACGAATAGCCTGTCTGCACTCGCGTTGGCTGAAACTAGCATCAGGCACAACGTATGTCATCATCATATTGTAACACGTCTCCTCAAGCATCCCGAACCGGCAGCAGCTCGCGGCCAACTTAAATACAAAGTGATTCCTTTCCCCCTCGCGGAACGCATCGCCCTTTGACGTCATCCATGTCAACAAGTTATTGAAAATCTTATCGTCGTCGCTGATCGTCTCCGTAGTTGTACTTTGGGGCAACCTTCGGTCAGCCTTCTTTACCGGCAACTTGGAGTAGACTTCTGCATTCGGGTTGTAGTAAAGTTCAGGGTCATAAGACTCAAAGCACAGGCGAGAAACATTCCGTCCAGTCTTGTCGATATCTGGGAAATCATTCAATAAGCAATCAAAATGCTCCTTGTGCATGGTTTTCCATTCAATTTTCACCAAAGCCTTCAATCCTTTCCCAGAAGGTGATACCCAAACAGCTGTAATGTAACTTATAAGTGACAATTCATTTCTTTTTTGGGCAATATTTGTCACATTATCGAAATCAAGCACAATGTATTCCGAGTGTTCCACAAGCTCAGAGTCCTTGCGTTTGTTAAAAAGACCACTGAAGCAAACTGCTGGGAGTTTCTTTTTCAGTTCATCAGCCTCTTTCTTGGTCTTGGCTTCCCTCGCCTGTTCGACAAGTTCCTTTGATTTTCCAGTCCGAATTCGTTCAAGTGCGCCCAGCACAGTAATTTGGTGTCCTTGCAGGTCGTTGAAATCCTTGTAGATTGAGATTTTACCATGTGTTGTTGTCATCTTGAATAGGTGTTTGTTTTATTGTTTTGTTTTGTGTTTCGTCTTCCCATCTTCTATCGCGAAGATATCTTACCGGGTCCTTCCAATACTTGGCTTCGCGACCCGATTTGTGGTTTCCCATGCCTTCTACCGCAAGGGTGCGGTCCTCATCAGAGAGTTTGTTCCATACAGCAAGGGTCTGCTTCTTATCCACTTTCTTGTCGTAAGCAAGCCAAAAATCCTCGAATGAGTATTTGTATATTATTGTTTCTTTGTTGTTGTTTGTTTCTTTATATATATCGATGTTTTCCGATTCACGGAAATCCCCGATGTCGGGAAAATCCGATGTCGGGGAAATCTGATGTCGGTAAATCTGAGGCGCATCATACACAATGTGATTCCACCCAACCATTCTGTTAGTTGCTGGATCTACTTGACGGCAGCTTATGATGTAACCCTTCTCTTGCAAGGATTTAAACACCCTGTCTACTGCATTTTTTGCATCCGGCATCTGATCGTAAAGATTCTTTTTGTAGAGAACCCAATTCTCCGGAAGCGAAAGAAGGAAGCAAAGCATACCCTTCTCTTCCATTGTAAGCTCCTTGGATTGTGAGATTTCGTTGGGTATTATAGCGAAGTCATGCTTGCGCTTCCCTTTAACAATTTGTCCTGTATTCATAAAATAAAAAAAGCCCGCAAGAGCAACTTCGCGGGCCTAATTTGGTAAACAAGTACTTTACCTAGGCATCCGAAGCCTAGTTTGCTGTTGCTCTTTAACAAACTACGCTTGGAATATTTGGCAAACATAAAACAACCACGCGAGGTTGTCAAGGGTTTTCTTCATTATTTTTTATATGCCACGTCTCACACTCCCAGCACATATACACTTTCTGATCATGGTCACAGTGGTCCTGAGCCTCCTTCCGAGTTTTGTAACATCTTTTGCCACAGCCATATATGGAGTTTTTGATCATGAACGTAAGGCAGGATAAAACCAATAAGATTGAAACGATAAACATAGCGCAAATTTACACTGTTTAATCTTATTTCCAAGCAAGAACTTGACACAGTGTTGTTTTTCTGTATATTTGCAGCATGAGTAATTTATTTCCACCCGACCACCGGGTATTTGTTGAGATAGAAAACAAAACCGACAAGCAGATTGATGCGGTTATAACCAAGGTTGGTAACTTTTGCCCATTTGAAGTGGGTCAGCGTGTTTGTATTGTTGGGAAGGTAGATAAGGTTGAACTGCAAGATGTAACGGAGTATTCTGTGCATGAGCGATATATTGTAATGGTGTATGAATAACCAACAAAACTGGAGCAGAGCTATTCTTCTTCTCAATACAATGATTGATGAGAAGATCGAGATATACGAGGTCATGAGGATTTTTACTCCAATGGCCACCAAGTCTCGCCGGAAACTTCTGTATTGCGACCCAGCAATCACATCGGAGGATCTGGATCAAGTTGAAAAGGCCATACGTAGATATAGGGATACTCTTGATGAGATCTCTAAAACAAAGGTGGAAACGCGCATTAAGCGTTCTTCATTCTTCAAAACACTTCAAGAGCATTATGATCAGAACAAAGACAAGAAATAACTATCTCAAAATCATAGAGGTATACGAATACTATATCCGCCGGGAAAACGTCGATCCGGTGAAGGTTGAGGGGTTGATGTCCGACTGGGATGCCGTTATGATTTTTGGCAGCTACTCATCTCTACGCCGATGCGTGAATAAACTCAAGAATAAGATTCCGATTGGAAAGAAGAACTTTGACAAACAGAAACAGGTGCTTGAAATTTACGAACAAAAATTAGCAAACAAATGAATCTATCTGGAATAGACTTAGAGCAGATAAAGCTCATCAACGGAGAATGCATTATTGAGCTTCATTCTTTGACTGAAGACGAAATTAACTTTAATGGGGGTAAGCTGAAGATTGTAAACAAAATCAAAAATTATATTTCTGAAGTAGATGACGATGAAATGATTGGTATTGTAAAGGCATTGAAAAAATCGGCATACAAGGACAAGCAACTCTTAAAGGAGTACGAGATAATGGCTGGAGAGGCAAACAGAGAGGCTGATCCAGATAAAGAAGATATTCAAGGGAAACAAGCGGTAAGACGCGGTAAAATTGTTAGAATAGCCGTAAAAGACTTGTCTTATCAAGGCTGGGATTACGATTGCGAATTTGACGCGGTAGAAGGTGATGATGTTTGGTTTGATGCTACGTTTACACGCGAAATGATTACGGAAGGAGAGGGAGGATGTATAATTGACGGTAAGGTGTATTTGACCATATCAAAAAAGTCTATTTATGCTGCCAAGCGTGGCGATGAGATATTCAGTCTAAATGGATACATCATTGGAAAACTGCTGGGTAATGAGCGCAAGTTTGGGTCTATTCATATTCCGGATAACGACATATGTAGGGTAGAAGTAGTGGTTCCAAATGCAAGAATACCTAAATACGCAAGTCCAGACGTGTGGACTAATACAGATGTTAAAAAGGGAGATGTGGTTTGTGTAAGAAACGTGTTTGCCACCAAACTAGACCCTACGCTCGCTAAAACAACTGAGTATGTCCGTTTCCAACCACGAGTTATAATGGCTTACGAAAGATGATAAAACTAGACTTTAGTAAAATATCCTACAACATTGAAGGCATCCCGGATGACGAGGCGGTAGCGTACCGTTTCTCGGACCTGGCCAGTCAAGCCCATATTCTCGATAGGTCTGACGACCTTCCTGAAGGGGTTAGCGCCGACAAGGTTGTTCGATATCTCATATATATGTTCGCTCCAGGTACACCCGTTAAGGATGCGTATCCGGACATCAACCAGCGCAAACGATACACTTTGAACAAACTGAACATCATGGTTGATGACACGGATCCAGACAACGGGTACGCCCAGCTCTGCATGATGAATGTGGACTGGGCGGTGGAGCGATACATCACGTTCACACGCCTACAATGCTCGGAGGACTACTCAATCATGAGTACCGCCGACATCCGAATAGCCGCCTTGCAAAGAGCATTGTTGACACAACCTGTCGACAGATCTAATGATGACAAGAATTTCCAGGCTGGACTTGAGAGTTGGAGGCAGACCCTTGTAGATGCCCGCAGCAGAATAATGAACGACGAGGTTAGCATCACACTACAGAAAGCAATTACCTTCTCTGTACGCGCTGAGAACCTTGGCATACAGCCAGAACACTATTCGCGGGTATGGCGTGAGAAGAAAGAAATATTCCCGGAGGTTATACCATAAAGTATTATACCATGAAGTACGAATATTTAGAAGAGGATGAGTTCGTTTCCTTTCACGAGGATGACGATGAGTTGGACACGATTCGTATTCCGCTTCCTCGCCTTGAGAAGTGGTACTCTCACCATCTGAAGAGAGAAGTTACAAGGGAAGAGGCGCTTACATATGTGGATGGGTATGGCCTTGCTCCAAAAGACCAAAAGCTCCAATACCAAGAGATTCCAGAGAAGATAAAGTTGATCTACGAGGTCGTTTTCAATAAAAAACACGCAACCAATAAATCTAAGTACAAAGAGGTAGGAGACGTTCGTCTTGAAGATATTTACGAGGAGGTCGAGTCTAATCAGAAGTACTACGCTATGGAGATTGAATGGATCAAGCTCCAAATCAAGCGCAGATACGTTGGGTACTGGTGTTTCATTAAAGGGAAACCGGTGTACTTGAATGGCGCCAACTACTTCTTCCTAAACTTCTGGACGGTAAAGAACTTTGGTAAGAACAACAACAGACCTGACTACAGGGACTACCAGCGCAAGATGTTCCATCTATTCATGTATGCTTACACGACAGAGGACGCGTTCTACAAGCACAAGGTTATATACCGGGAAGATGGCGTGGTGAAAACAAAGTACTCAAACCAAGACGTGAAGAACGTGGTGGAGGATATGAATGAGATGGGCGTTGAGTATTTCATGGAACCTAACGTAAACGTGACTGTTGGAAGGGGAAAGAGGACTGTGCATGGAATCAATTTTGTGTCTGGACGACGTATCGCCAAGACGGCTATTGCTTGTTGCTTCTGCACGTGGGGGACGCTCAATATGCCCGACCAAACCTTTATCATCCAGGCGATGAACGAGGATCAGGCGGTCAACAAGATATTCATAAAACAAATTCAAACACCTGTAAGTAAACTTCCTTTCTTCTTCCGCCCATATTACAGAGGTAGGATAGAAGCAAAGGAGGGTTTGCGTTTCCAGTATGAAGGAGCAATCGCGTCAGCAGCAAGGGCCGGAATCGTCCCCGAACAAATGGAGTGCTTCATTACACCGCTTCCGTCGACGGAAAAGGCGGCGGACGGTGAGGCGGAAATCGCATTTGTCTATCGTGACGAGCCGGCGAAGAAAACGGATGCGAAGGCGGCAGACCAAAACATCCCGACGTGGTGGTACAATACGATGAAGCCAGCGATCGAGCGCGGGGAGAATATCCGAGGATTCTGCATCATGCCGTCTACGGTGGGTGACATGGACACAGGGGGTGGAGCGCAGTTCTTTGACATTGCGAACGACTCACACTTCTCTGACCGTAACGAGAACGGAACCACACCATCTGGACTCATCAACTTCTTCTTACCCGGTTACTACGCAGTAGAAGGATACATCGACGAGTACGGGGCAAGCATCATTGACGACCCCAAGGAACCTGTTATGTCCAACGAGGGTAAGTGGATTACTAAGGGGGCTAAGTCATACTTGCTAAACCAGGCAGACTACTTCGAGCGCAAGCGTGAGTGGCAGAAGCTAATTAAGTTGCAGCAGAACTTCCCAATGAGCTGGAAGCAAGCATTTGCTGTGATTCCAAAGGATATGGGTATGCCTATCGAGAAGATGCGTGACCGTATATCCGAACTCAAGTTCTCTCGAACACCAATCAGTACCAAGGTAAACTTCAAGTGGGTTGGTGATAAGTTTGGCGGGGATGTATATGTGGACAACGACCCCAAGGGTAGTTGGACCATGACCTACCTGCCCCCGCAGGATCAACGAAACAGGCGAACGGTTGTAACTGCCGAAGAGGGATACATATCTCCAAAAGAAAGAGGTCCAATTTACGCTCCCGATCCATCGGTGATGAACAAATATTTCCTATGCTGTGACCCGGTAAAATTCCACAAACGAAACACGGTAGGTAAAAAGAAATCTAACGCGGCGGCAGCGGTTTTTTACAAACGAGATAGCCAAGTCGATTCAGACACAAAGCCAAGAAGTGAGTGGGTGAGTAATGATTGGATATTAATTTACAACAGACAGACAGAGGATAAGGCTGAGTACCACGAAGAATGGTTAAAGGCTGCCGTGTTCCTTGGTGCTTATGTGTACCCTGAGTGGCCCGATGGAGAAGCTCTTGTGGAATACTTTAGGGATAACGGGTTTGACGGTTACCTTTTGAAAGATCTAGGGTCTGATGGAAAGCAGGACGCAAGACCTGGGGTATGGGCTGGTGAAGCTGAGAAAAACGAAATGGCCGGAGACATCATGACGTTCTTTAACAACAATGTTAAGTACGTGAAAATGTGGGAGATAATTGAGGAGTGGAGTCAGATGAGGGGTCTTGATGATTTGACAAACCATGACTTGTGTGCCGCAACCGGTTGGTGCATGAGGGCCATAAAGAGCAGGATGCCAGATCTTTACAAGGAAGTTTATCAACCAATAGAGATCAAAGGTGGCTTTGCAATGTTTGATGTAGAGTGATTGTTTTCAACTATTTAATAAAAATTTTACTACATTTGTGCTGGTAAACTAAATTTGTAAGATATGATATTGCCACAAATACTTGGCAGTATGTTGTTTCCAAACGACAACATACCTGAGGCTGATAAGTTAAAGCCTGAGTTTGGGCTGCGTTGCGCGAGAGCATTATATACTCGTTTTTGCGCTGGTGGTACATACTTTACATACAACCAAGTTCCTGAAATGCAGGAAACTAGAAATTATGGAGCTGGTAATCAATCTCAAGAAAAATACAAAAATTGGTTTACCAATGGATCACCTATTGGCACAAAGGGGGTGGTCCAGGGAGATTCTACCGCTAACACAAGGGGGATGAGCAAGGCTCAAAGAAAGGCTATGGCTAATGTTAGCTATGACATTTTCTCTCCTATGCGAAAACTATCGAATGTTCTTCTATCAATTCTTGCAGATAACGATTATAAACTTGACTGTGTTTCTCTTGATAAAAACATCATCAATAAAAAGAAGCGCAATAAGTATGATATCTACGCTAAAGCGAATTTTACAAATCCGCTGATGAAAGAGCTTGGACTTCCTGAGTTCAAGTTGCCATTTGTCCCTAAGGACGAGACTATGCTAGAGATGGCAGACCGTCTTGGTTTCTTTAAGACTAAGTACGAGGTCGCGCTAGAAAAACTCGCTGAGGCGGGATTCCGCTCTTCAAATTGGGCCGGACAACGCATGGAGTTTAATCGTGATGCTATTGACTTCCACTTCCGTGCTGCCAAGATTTACAACGATCCCATCACGGGGCAGGTTAAGTTTAATTACATCGACCCTGCCCGCATGGTTATGCTCTGGAACGAGGACAACCAAGATGAGCCAGTAGCGATTGGTCACATTGAAGCAGAGACAGTTCAGTCTATTTACGATAAACTAATAGACGCCGGCTTTACAGAGGCTCAGATTCAAGCAATGGCCAAGTCTTACGTTCCTTATCAAACAAGCGTGTCAACCATCCCTCAATGGGCTTTTGAACGTAAGGACTCAACCACTAACCGTTGGGTTTGGATGGACTTTAAGGTTTACGTGTTGAAATTTGAATACTTGTCTACAGACTATAAGCAGTATGTAGAGCGCGTAAACAAGCAGGGATACGGCAACTATATCCGAAACAATAAGCCGGTAGACGAGAAGAAAAAGAATCCAAACGACACCTACGACGAGGTGTCTTGTAACTATTGGTACGAGGGTTCTTACATTATTTCTGGTACAGGTCAAGATAAGGTTTACGAATGGAAAAAGAAACCAAACCAAATGCAAAAGGGTTTGTCTCCGATGAGTTCGTATGTTATTCACCGTATCAACGGTCAGTCCCCGACACGCAGCGTGAAGGGCTTGCTCGATGACTTGATGTTTGCGGTATTAAAACTTCGCGCAGCTGTATGGGCTGCTGCTCCAAAGGGATATAGAATTGACGTTGGCGAAGCCGCTAACATCAAGATTGGAGGTGTAGAGTACGACTTGTTCGATCTCATGCACATCCACCGTCAAAACGGTATTCAGATTGTTGCCACTAAGTTTAACGCGGCAACCGGCAAGTATGTTTCACAGCCACTTAGCGAGATGGATAACGGTCTTGGACCCCAAGGCCAAGAGTGGCTTGCTCAAATTGCCAACCTTCAAATGATGATTAAGGATTTGATGGGCATTCCAGACGCGATGGCCGCAAGTCCTGATCAGTCAGCGGAGCGTTTGGTTGGAGTAATGGAACAAGACTACGTTGCTGGGAACCACGCCAACTGGCCTCTTCGTGAATCTGAGCGTCAATTCAAGCAGAAACTTGGTGAGAGAATTATCCACCAGGCCCGGATAGACATTGAGTATGACCCGAAGATTCGCGAGTTTTACGAAAGTGTTATTGGAGAAACAATGGTAAATGCCCTTGACGATATTGAGGGATTGTCGT